TCGCCGTAGCCGTAGCTGTAGCCGGAGCCGTAGCCGTAGCCGTCGCCGGAGCCGTAGCCGGAGCCGTAGCCGTAGCCGGAGCCGTCGCCGGAGCCGTAGCCGGAGCCGTAGCCGGAGCCGTAGCCGTCGCCGGAGCCGTCGCCGGAGCCAGAGCTTACGGAAAGAAATGCCTTGATCTTATCATCAAGCATCATCGTTTCCACACTCCCACAGCGGCGAGAGAGGATGCCGCCTTATCCGTGCAGGCCAAAACCTGGATTGCGCCCGTTACCACCATTTCGGGAACCATCACCGTAAATTTGCAGCTCTCGGGAGAGGACGTGCCGTCAACCGCCAGCTGCTCCACAGCGCACGCACCGTCCCAGTACCACAGCTTGCGGACGTTGGTCATGGTCACCTCGTCGCCCTTGCGTTCCTTGATCCGCCCGAAGAAAACGCCAGCCTGTGCGCACCGCACAACGTACATCTGATTGTTTTTCGCTTCCATTTTTTGTTCCTCCTAAATTTCTTTGATTGTAATCCCATGGACCATTAGCATCAGCTTTCGCTTGATAACAAACAGCCGGTAAGCGGCGCTCTTAGAATCGTCGTATCCTTTCACGTCCTCTACCACCACTTTGCAGCCGTCCCGGTAAACAAAATCGGCAACATAGGTGCAAGGATGTTCCCAGTTCCCGTCGGCTCTTTTTTGCTTGGGTATCAGCTCAAACGGCACCTGGCAGCGCAAGCCCGTAATCTGGCCCGCCCTTTGCAGCAAGTCCAGTTCCCGGAACCTTTCCGCCTCCTTCTCGCTGGCAAAATTCCTCCCCGTTCCATCCGGCATCCATAAGTCTGGCCCCAGGCATCCGTCAGCCGCTTGATCCGGTCGTAGCCGAAGCCGAACTCCTGGTGGAGCGTCACCTGCAGGGTGTCCAACATGAGCTGCTGGGTCACCCGCTCCGCCGCCTGGACCAGCCTCCGCCGGGTCTCCCGCTGCTGGATGAGGTATGCGGACTGCTTCATCCTTCCGCCTCCAGCTCCCCGCCGCAGGCTGCATACCCGGCAAGGTCTACCCAGTTGTCCGCCTTGCCGTGCCCCGTGGCGATACGGGCAATCTTGAAAAGGCACATCATGGCCGCCACATCCTCCGGTAGGATCTGCGCCTCCACAGGCCCCAGGCACTTCTCCTGCAGGTAGGTCTCCCAAAACCGCCCGATGACCCCGAAGGACCGTTCCGGGCTGCCGTAGTCCTGCTCCCGGTCGCCGCAAACGCACTTCTCAGCGGCTTCCAAAATTTCTTTTCTAGTCATTTTTCCTCCTTCGCTCTATCCAGCCGCAACGCCGCAGCGGAGCCGCCGATCATGGCACGGACATCTGCCGGGAGGGCCGCCATCTCCCGGTCAGCCTTCTGCCGCACCCGAAAATTCCGCTGGAAATTGGAGGCCACCACGCTATGTACCGTGTCGCTGTCCATCATGGCCCACTCCCGCAGCTGGGACGGAGACCCCACAAAGCGCCTCACGGCCTCCGGCAGCCGCTCAAACTCCAGGCGGCTATCATAGGCGCTGTTACGGATGGCGGCGGCCACCAGGGCCCACGCCTCGCCATCGGTCATTTCCTGGGGCGTTGTGATCTGCCGCAGCCGGGCCTTGACTTGCCCAATGGTCGGCGGAAAGCTGGACGACTCCGCCACGATGAGCGCCTTGACGGCGGCAGCCACCAGGGCAACGTCGTCTTCCCGAAACATCTCGGCCCAAAGCCCCAAAATCTGCTTGCGCTCCGCATCGCTGGACTTGGCATAGAAGCCCGGATAGGCGGCGTTCAGCACGTTCATGACCATCGAAGTCTCCTGCACCGTCATGTGGCACCCTCCATTTCCTCGCAGATGTCCGTCCAGCTCTTCCGTTCTTGCCCCCTTTGGCCGTTTCCGCCCCGCTCCCGACGCCGATTATCCAGAGCGTCCCAGTCCGCCAAACACTTGACGCCCCGCTGCTGCTTGTCCTGCAGGATGCCCCGGATATAGCTCCAACGGGTAATGCGCTCGTCCAGGGCGATGTCAAAGGCCCTTCGGCAGCAATCCGGTCCCATCGCCTCCACAAAGCCCGCCAGCTCGTCCAGCGATGCCGGGGAGGCTGCGGCGTTGACCCGGTTGAGATAATCCGCCTGGACCATCGCCACAGCGGAGGAGAGCGGAGAAACACCGGCGGCTGCGGCGGGGCTTTTTGTATTACCCCCGCCAGGGGGTAATATTTTTAACATATCGTTCTCTCTCTCACTCTCCTCCTCTCTCTCCCCCTCTCCCTCTTTCTCCTTGCGGGTTTGTTCCGGTTTGTTATCGGTTTGTTCCGGTTTGTTATCGGTTTGTTCCGGTTTGTTATCGGTTTGTTCCTGATTTGTTTTCCGTTTGTTCAGTCGGTTTGCGGCTTTGTTCCTACCACTGTCCAGCGTGGGGCGGATCAAAGTGAAAACAGAATTAGGAACTCCGGATAGGCTCGGAACCTCCTCATCGAGGGCATAGGCGCAGATGGCGAGGACGGCAACCTTGAAATCCTTCGCGGGCAGGGTACGCAGCGCCTCATAATAGCTCCTGTACCAGGTGAATTGACTTCGCTCCATATCTCGCCTCACTCTCTGTGCTGATGCAGAAACAGCACCTTACTCCACCCCTCTTTGGCGTTGACGGCAAGCCAGGCTTCCGCCTGCTCCCGGCTCAGGTGGCTCTCCATGCAGCGGCTCTCGTATGCATACCCGCCTGCCGCCAGCTTCCGGGCCATCCGCTCCTGGATCTCCTCCTCGCCGTAGTTGGACTCGATGAGGTAGAGGTCGTAGTCCCTGGCCTCCACACCATCCAGGGAGCCGCAGTCCGTAGCATAGAAGACCGCCTCCCGCTGGCCGCCCCGATCCGCAAAGATATGCCAGGCGCAGTTGGGGACATCGTGGGGAATGGGCTGCATCTCGAATTGAATATTGCGCCAGGTCCCGCCCCGCCGTCCGTAGGAGAGCCGGTAGGCCGTACTTGCCACATCGATCACCCGCTCATGGATGCCCAGGGAACTCAATGGCTGGTGCAGCCAGGGCGGGCAGAGGAAGCGCAGCGCAGGCCGAAGGAAAGCCAGGCGCTTGATGGTCTCCGGGCGGAAGTGGTCCCCGTGGATGTGGGTCAGGACCACCAGGGAGAGGTCCTGACAGACCTCCTCCAGCGCCCCGAAGGGCACGCCGCAGTCCAGAAGGATGGTCCCATCCAGAACCACGGCGTTGCCCTGAGACCCGGTTGCGATCACATTACAGGTCACTCAGGCTCACCTGCTTCGGAGCGCTGTCAGTCCTGCCGTCATCCGGCGTGCCGACCGTTTCAGCGGGGGTCCCTTCCACTACCTCGCCGGTCTTCTCGTCCACGGCGGGCAGGTCAAAATACTGCTCCCGGTCCGCCCGGCCATCCTTCAGGGCCGTATAGACCCCCCGCAGTTTAACAATGCTCTGGCTGGTGAAGGCCTCCGCCTTGCAGCCGATGTACTTTTCCAGGCACTCCAGCGGCACGCCGAAGTCCTCCTGGAACGCCTGCGCCATCTTGCGGATCCGGTCGATCAGAGGCTCCCCGCCGCTCAGCAGCGTCTTTGAGCAGGCGTCAACAGCGGCATCCACCACGTCCCCTGGGATGATCCCCAGGATGCAGGCACGCAGCCGCCGGGCGCCCTGGTTTGCCACCATCTCGTAGATGTCCCGAGGATCCGTCAGGGCCTTGGTGCCCTTCTTGGTCTGCCGGACGTGGGGGACTTCAAAAATCTTGGTCTGCCGGACATTGGTCTCCAGGTCCCAGCAGTAGGCCATCACCGTGGAGCGGTTGCCCTTCTGCTCCAGCTCCGTGATGCCGAAGTCCAGGTTGCCCCAGTTCTGGGCCATGACCTCCGCCAGGCGGATGGAAGGGCCGGTGACGTTCTCCCCGCCGCGGGGATACTCATAGACTGCCCGCTCCGCCAGACTCCTGCGCTTGCAGGCGTTGAGGATGCGGTTGTGGCTCTCCACCTCGTTCCGAGGGAAGCGTTTTGCCACCACCATCGCCGCCTGGACCTCCTGGGCCTGCCGGGAGATCATCATTTCCGTACTTACCGTCTTCGGGGCCATCCCCTCGTTGGGGGCATAGTTCTGCATCTCGTTCATGAAAATTCTCCTCCTCAGTTGTAGTTGTAGCCGTTGCTGTCCAGAAACCTCTTCAGGAGCTTCAGCCGCTCCCGGGTGGCCGTCACGGTGAAGGTGCAGGTCAGGGTCTCAACAGCCGCCTTCTCCACCCGCTTGGGGACCGGCGTCACCTCCGGGGCCTCCTGGACGGGCCGGACACAGGCCTCCGCCGCCTCAGCCTTCCGCTGCCGCTCCGCCTCCAACAGCTGGTGCCGCTTGGTCACCACCCGAATGGCGAAAGTCAGGTCCAGGCACTTCTTGTACTCCACGGCGATCTCGTCCCCATGCTCCATGCCGTCGATGGCGGCCATCGCCTGGGCGCAGCCCTCCACCATCATCCGCAACTGCTCCATGAGCTTCTTGGGGGTCTTGGCACGGGCCGAGGCCATATCCACCTTCACGCTGGTCTGCTCGTAGGTCAGGAAATCGACCCCGTGGGCGGCGCAGAGCTCCCCAAAGTAGTGCCGCAGATACTCCTCACAGTGTTCCTTGATCTCCCGTTCCGTGGCCTCGATCTTCCCCTTCAGGTCGGCGTCCGCCTGGCGGAAGGGGACCGCCACGCAGTCCCGGTAAACCGCCTCAAAGCGGTCATAGGGCTCCATGATGGCGGCCTTTACCGCCTTCCGCTGGGCCTCCATCTCCGCAAATTCCTGGTTCAGCTCCGCCCGGACGGTCTTCACCGCCGCCAGGGTCTCTGGAGCGCATACCATGCTCATGGCCTGGCCCGTGCGCCGCTCCGTGGCCTCCTTCAGGTCCCGCAGCCGCTCCTCAATGACGGGGAGCTGGACCAGCCGGATCAATCCGCTGTCCTGGGCCGTCTCCCGGCAATCGCAGGTCTCCCCGGCGTCCAGGGCCGCCCCGCAGTTCTCACACACCTTCGGTGCTGTCATGTCCTTGTCCTCCTTGTCGTCCGCACGGACTTCATATCGCATGCCCCGCCGCCTTGCGGCAGGGCTCACTCATTCCGTCGTTCGTCCTCTTCCCACCGGAAACGCTTCGCTGGTTTCCGGCGGGAGCCCTGTGTTCAATCCGCCAAATCCCGGCGCTCCCAGGCGTCCAGGGCGTCCACGCACTTTTCGCAGCCAACGACGGCCCCGGATAACACCCGGTACAGCGTCTCGCACTCCTCGCCGCAACAGGGGCAGCGGGGATTTTCTTCCGGCTCCGGCGGCTCCAATGGCCGCTCGGGAATATCCATGTCAGAAAAGGGTCTCACCGGTCATATCCTCGATTCTCCACCGCAGGCGGTTCAGCTTGCGGATCTCCTCCTCGGCGGTATCGCCGAAAATGAGGGAGAGCTGGTTGAGCATGATACCCACGTCGGCCATCTCCTCCCGGATATTGATTGAAATCGTGGCAGCATCATCGCCCCGGATGTACTTGGTGAGGGCCTTCGTCAGCTCGCTCATCTCCTCGATGGCCACGATAATCTGCATCTCAGAGCCCCAGGTGTCGATAGCAGCCTCCAGGATCCGGCCTTCCCGCTCCTGGGTCATTTTCATTTCTTCGTTCATTGCTTTTCCTCCTTCAAACTTCTCCCCTGGGCACCCATACGACCTGATACTTGGACCGCCCGGGGCGTTTTGCTCGTTTCCTGCGGCTGATGGAAGAGGTAACCGTCCCAACGGTGACGCCCGCCATCCGGGCCAACTCCTCCATGGAATCCGCCACTGCCAGCGGCAGCTCGTACTTATCCGACGTGACCCACAGATACAGGGGCTTGCAGGGATTCATAGGCCACCTCCCACCAGATCAAACAGGGAAATGTTCCTGTCCTCTTCCTCGTACTCCTTCAGATACCCCACGGCATCCCGGAAATAGCCGTCGTTCAGCTCGATGGTGTACCCCCGCCGCCCGGCCTTCATGGCTTCCAGGGCAACGGTGCCCAGGCCGCCGAAGGGGTCCAGCACCAGGTCTCCGGGGTTGCTGTACCGATTGATGAGCCTGTCCACGATGTCCAGCTGCAGGGGGCAGACGTGCATCTGCTGGCGGCGCTGGCTCTGGGTGGTGTTGAGCGTTTTCATCCGGTTGATATCGTCCCAGACCTCATCTGTCCAGCTTCCGGGCGCCACCACCATGAAGGTGGCGGGGAGTTTTCCGTCCTCGTCCAGCTCCTTCGCCATCCGGACGTGCTCGGCGTAGTCGTACACCGTCCCCCGGCTCAAGCGCCGGTAGGCCGCCTGGATCTTCCCGGTGTCCATGGCCATGATCTCCTCTTTGGTGAGGAGCCGATCTCCGGAAGAGCGCCAGAAGCCGTGGGCGTCGATCTGCCACTGTGCCCGGGTGTAGTCCTCCTTGGATTTCGCCACCGGCTCGTCGGCATAGGCCTTGGACCGGTCCGTGGGCAGCTTACGGAAAAGCAGGATGTACTCCGGGCATCCGACGCCCATCTTGGAACCGTCCTTGCACTGCTCCGTCCACCCCAGGCGATAGGTCTGGTTGTTCTCCCGCACCACGTCCGTGACCACGGTTATCATGCCGAAGTAGGCGAAGCCGTGGGCCATGTAATGGCGGATGCACATGGCGTGAAAGGGCTCCATGGTGGGCATCCCCATCCCCGTGGCGTTGCCGAAGAGGACCCGGTCCTTCACGTGGCAGCAAAACACACGCCCCGGCTTCAGCACCCGCAGCAGATTCGGGCTGAGGTAGTCCATCTGCTCGAAGAAGCGCCGGGTGTCCTCGTTGTGCCCGAAATCGTTGTAGCTGGGGGTGTACTCGTAATGATTGGAGAATGGGATGGAGGTCACAATGAGATCCACGCTGTTTTCCGCCATGCGGGCGGTCTCCTCCACGCAATCGTTGTTGACTGCCGTAAAGTTCTTTCCCTTCACTTCCACTCTCTCAACTCCAATGCTCCGGCTCATGCGCTCGGTCTGCGCCGCACCGCTGAGCCCGTATTTCTGGACGATATCCCGCATCCGCTCCTGCATGGCGTTGTGCTGTTTCCACTTTTCCAGCAGCACCCGGTAGATGGGGTCCTCCGCCTCCATGTAGATGATGTCGATGACCACCGGCTCAGACTGCAGGAAGCGGTATATCCGGTGGATGGCCTGAATGAAATCATTGAATTCGTAGTCGATGCCGACGAAGATGGCCCGGTGGCAGTGCCGCTGGAAGTTGCAGCCGGAGCCGGAGAGGCTTTTCTTCGTGGCGAAGAGCCGGGTCCGTCCTTCGGAGAAGTCGATGACCCGCCGCTCCCGCTCCGCATAGTCCATGCTGCCGTAGATGTCCACGGCCCCCGGCAGTGCCCGGAGCAGAGCGTGGCGCTCCGCCTCCAGGTCATGCCAGAGGAGGAAGTGGGCCTCCGGGTCACTCTCCACAATCTCCCGGGCCACGGCCACCCTGGCCTCGATGCTCTCCCGCTTCTCCCGGCTGGCCTCCGCCAGGGAGACCGCAGCGTCATTGGTGAGCTTGTACTGCCCGTCCCGGTCCACTTCCTTGCCGTAGTCATCCCGGACAACGTGGGTCCGGACCTCCAGCGGCGGCAGGTCATAGCCGGTATCGTCATAGCCCAGGTCGGAGGGCCGCCCGATGAAGAGCGCCCAGGAAGAGACCCATAGCCAGAACTCATCCTCCTTGTGGGGATAGAGGGTCAGGTTGTTGGCCTTGGTGCTGTCCCGCTGGAAAAATCGGGTCAACGCCTGTCCGGTGTCCATGATCTCCAGGTATCCGGCGTAGTGGATGAGCTCCTTATACCGGTTGGGGGACGGCGTGGCCGTGGAGACCAGCTTATACTTCACGCCCCGGAACTTGGGGAGGAACGTCTGGTAGGTCTTGCTCCCGAAGCTCCGCAGCACGGACGCCTCGTCCAGAGCCACGGCCGTAAAGCAGGTCGGGTCGATGTCCCCGTCCCGCACCCGCTCATAGTTGGTCATCACGATCTCGGCATCTGTCCCGGCCAGGTCCTCCATAGAGGTGATGTAGACCGGGGCGGGATAGCCAAGGATCTCCCGGGCGTCTCTGGCGAACTCCTGCCGCACGCCCAGGGGGAGCACGATCAGGGCCCTCCCGCCATCGTGCCGCACGGCCTGATGGCAGAACTCGATCTCCTGCACGGTCTTCCCCAGGCCGAAGGATTCAAAGAGCGCCCGGCGTCCGCCCCGCAGAGCCCAGACCACAGCGTCCCGCTGGTGGGGTTTCAACCCCGGATTGACCTCCCCAGGGTCCAGCTCAAATCCGCTCTCCTTCGCCAGAACGATCTTCGAGCGGAGAAATTCAAGATAGGTTTCCATGGGGTCCTCCTTCACCCGTCGTAACAGCCACACGGAGCACCGCAGAGACAACCACCAGGGCTATCAGGAAATAATTCATCAAAAGTGATCTGTGCATCCTCGAAAGCCTTGTTCTCCATGAACTCCTTGTAGTAACTCTCCCAGGACCAGTTACGGCCAAGCCCTTTGACATTCACATTGGTTGCTGCGGCCCCGTGCTCAATCGCTACTGCACGCTGGAACAAATCCGGGTAGTTCTCCCATAGTGCCTGTATTTCCTTCTTTTTCATGGATGGGCAGAAGAAGCACGAACTTTTCCCTGGCCTCGGAAGCCCGGCCCGCTCAATCACACGCACACACTCCTCACGGGTCCAGCCCCATTCATAGAGAGGGTAACGATTTTCGTATTTTTTGTTTGCCTCGTCCGCCGGGGCGGCGTGCTGGATGCGACGGGTCTCCCCAGCATCGTACCCGATGAACTTATGGACGCGCTGGCCACTGGCCCACGCATCCTTGCACGGCTGATAGTTATTGCAGAACTTTTCCTGCGTCCCTATCTTGTGCTTGAGGGAGCAACGTTTGAAACCGTATGCAATGGATGGCAGTGTTCCGCTGTTGATGCACTCCTGCTCCAACGTCAGGCGGTTTCCATCCTTATCGTGGTACTGCACGGAGGTGATTTTCGGAAGCCCGTGCTGTTCCAGCCAGCCATTGAAGGTCTCGATAAACGCATAGGTGTGCGGCTGCTCCCCTCCGGTATCAGCGAACAGAATCAGGTCTATCGGGATCTTGCGCAGGTACATCCCGATAATCATGGCGGTGCTGTTGGTCCCACCGCCGAAAGAAACAATGTTCATCTCTACACCGCCAATCTGTCCATCAGCGCCGCCCAGCGGAGGGTGATCCAGGCGAGGCCCCGGATCTCCCGGTTGACCAGCGCCGCCCCCTTGGCCTTGGAAAAGTGCTTGCAATCCGGGGAGAACCATGCTCCGGCTACCGGACGGCCCCGGCAGACCTCCCGTGGGTCGATGTCCCAGACACTCGCCTGGTAATGCTCGGTGTAAGGGTGGTTGGTCTTGTGCATCAGGATCGCCGCCGGGTCATGGTTGATGGCAGCCGCCACCGTAACGCCCAGGCCTATCTCGATCCCCGTGGATGCCCCGCCGCCTCCGGCGAAGTTGTCCACGAAGATCTCCTGGTTCATGTCCTCCTGGTATCTCATCAGCGCCGCCCCTCGATCCTGTCGATGAGCCGGAACACCCAGCCCGTAGCCGTCCCGGCCCCGATGATGACCAGCGCCAGCGTGTATCCATCCATGTGTTTGTCCTCCTCATTTCTTCGGCGTCGCCCGCATCTCGATCCACTCATCCAGGAGCCGGGTGAAGATTTGGTAGACCGGCTTGATGCCCCCCTGGATGCAAAGGCCGAAGGGGTAGAGCCCCTGCTGGATGCCGGCGCCAAGCGTGGTGTTGGTGATCCGCATACCGTGCTGCCGTAGGTACTCTGTGGCCTCGTTGAGCGACATGGTCTCGATCATGCGCTCTCACCCGCCCTTGCTTCCTGCGCCGCCCGGATGGCGGCGATGATCTCCTCGTCGGTGACGTGGTACAGCTTCGCCAGCTTCGGAACAAACTTGCTTGCGATGCCGTTGGCTCCTCGCTCCCACTGGGAAACGGCATTCTGGGAAACATACAGCTTCCGTGCGACATAGGGCTGTTTCAGCCCCGCCGCCTCCCGGAGCTCCTTCAATGTCAAATGAAACCCTCCTTTCAATATGAAGAACTTCAGCTTGACAAACAGAGATACGGCCGCTATTATGTAAGTGTCAGCCAACAAAATATCGGCCATAGGCCCGCAGAACGGAGAAATCCGAGGGGGGCTTGGTTTTTTGTTGCCTTGTGAAGTTCTGTAAGGCTATTATAGCTTTGATTTTCGCAGTTGTCAACGGAATAACTGCGTTTTTCACAGTTTTGTCATTCTAAACAAAAAGTCGCCTTTCATTTTGGCGGCTTTGAAAGGTTTATTGTATGTCAGACGATTTTAAAATTCCGTTTTTTAAGTCGCAAAGAAACAGTCTGGCGTTGCATTTATTTTTGGATGCAGACAGGGCCAAAGAAAAAGCAAACAAAGCCAGGACAATTTCAGAATTTATAGAAAATTACGACATAATACTCGACCGGTTCAAAAAATTATCTTTAATGAACGGAAAAGTAACAAGCGTAAAGGGCGATTTGCAGATAGAGTTCTGGCGGCTTGAAACTGAATTCCAAAAACATTTCTATGACGCAATAGAACGAAGTGGAGATCAAATCATAAAAAACCGCAAGGGCTTGTACAAATACGATGACGAATATATTAGGCGTAGCATTAAACAATTTGGAATCGATATAAAGAAATATTTTTCCCGCGGAGACGCCAAAACGCAAGAATTTGCAAAAGCTAAATACCGTTATGTCTGCCACGAATGCGGAATGCTAGATTTAATCAATGAAACTCAACATCGGCGGGAAAATTCCGATTTAGACATAGAAGCAATTATAAAAGAAGAAGAAAATTGGAGGAGGCAGCAGCAAGGCATTGCAGCCCCCGAGGATGAATTAAATAAAGTGGACTTAATGAATGGCCCTGACTTTGAACATTGGTGCGCCAAAATTCTTGGAAAAAATGGATTTGAAAAAGTCGCAGTAACGCCGGAAAGCGGAGATCAAGGAGTAGATGTTTTAGCGGAAAAAGATGGCATTAAATATGCTATCCAATGCAAATGCTATTCTTCCGATTTGGGGAATACGCCAATCCAAGAGGTAAACGCAGGAAAAGCCATTTATCGTTGCCATATCGGAGTTGTTATGACAAATCGCTTTTTCACATCAGGCGCAAAGGAAGCGGCTGAAGCTACTGGCGTTTTACTTTGGGACAGAAACAAGCTTAAAGAGCTAATTAACAGTATTTAATTAGGAAATAATTGTATGGCAAAACGTGATATTGTAAATGTCGACTGTGAAAAAACCATTTTGCTTATAAAAGCAAACGAATGGAATAATTCTTCCTTTTCAAGGAAAGTCGGAAAATATAGTTCGTGGTTTGGAGAGGTACTAAGGGGGCACAATCTCCCATCCCCAGAAGAAGCCGCCCGCATGTGCATCCTCCTAAAAACTACCCCCGAAGAAATCCTGCTGCACGAAGGCGAGACAGATGAAGAAACGGCCAAGTGCCTGGAGGATATCCAGCGGGTGAAAGAGCTGGTGGAGGAGCTGACGGCGAAGAGCGAAGAAAAGCGCTCCGCCAAAGGCGAAGCGCTTAGTCCTGTGGAGCAAGAAATTTTTGATTTTATTTCCGCCGCATCCGTCGAAGAAATTGCGGAAGTGCTGCGATTTATCGGATATCTGAAAAGCAAAAGGGAGCAAGCTCATGGACCTTCCGAAATTTGAAGAATTCAAGAAGCAAATAAACCTTGATTCTGCCGCCTACGATTTTAACACGCTCATTTCTGCGGCTATGCCTTCTGGAACGGTTCCATTCACTCCGGAGCAAATTTCTGCTCTGGCCGCATGCTCTGTTTCGGCGGCTCTTGCGCTTCTTCAACAATACCACACATGGCTTTCCGAAACGCTTCAGTCATCGCAGCCAGAGGAGTAACGCTTTCCGCCATTTTTCATCCTCCTAATTTGACCAAGCAGAGCTATTTTTTCCTCATCAGAAAGCAAAAGCACTGCGGCTTTCAGCTTCTCCCGCACGTCTTCCGGCGCAAGCGCCGAAGATCCCGCACACAACAGTTCCTTCAATTCCCCGCCTTCTTTCCTCTTAGTTTATACAATTCGCAATCGCAAGTCAACAACAAGATTCCAATATGTAATACTATATCGATTGGGGAGCCAATCGCAATTGTGTTCTGATTGGCCCCTCCGCCGCCTGCAACCGGCGGAGGGGCCGTGCAGCAGATGTCCTGAGACCACTTATCTGCTACGCCTACATGGTAGCAGATTCCAGCCCGTCGGCGCTATGCCCGCACCGGTAAAATTGGAATTTTTATGGAAAATGATTTTACCGGCAGGGGCGCTTTGTGCCCGTGCTGGTAAAATTTTGGAAATTGGAGGCGGATATACCATGTCAGCGATCCAGGAGCTTGCACCGTATATCGAGGATTACCCACATCGGGTGAGAGCCGCAAAGGAGGAAAAGCACTACACCATCAGCGATATCATCGAGCGCTCCGGCGTCTCGGCATCGGCTGTCAACAAGCTGCTGGCGGGAACGCAGATGGAGCCAAAGCTCTACAACTCGGCGGCCCTCTGCAAGGTCCTGGGCCTCTCCATGGACGAGCTCTTCGGCCTCGTTGCCCCGGAGGGCAGCGACCGGCAGGCCAGAGAGGAGATGCACCAGCTCCAGCTGGAGAATGTCCGCCTGGAGGCGGAGAATCGCATGGGGGCGGAGCGGGTGGACGCCCAGCGCCCGGTGATCCTGGCCCTGCTGGTCCTCTGCACCGCTCTCTGCGCGGCGCTGGCCGGCTACATCGCCATTGACGCCCAGATCAGCAACGCCGGTCTGATCCGGGGCGGAGACCCCACCGTTGTGGCATGGGGCATCATCGTCCTGCTGGTCCTGGCCGTCGCCGTCGTCGCCTGGGCCATGGTCCGCGCCATCCGGCGCGGGAAATAACCATGGAGACCTGCATCAGATGTCGCGCGGAGCTGCCGCCTGGGGCGCTCTATTGCCCCGCCTGCGGGAAAAAGCAGGTGCCGGAAAAGCGCAAGGCCCTCAAGCGGGCCAACGGCACCGGCACGGTCTACCGCCTGCAGGGCAGGCGGAAGCGCCCCTGGGTGGCGGCAAAAAACCGGGTAGTCATCGGCTACTACGCCAAGAAAACGGAGGCCCTAGAGGCTCTGGAGCGCCTCTCCGGCGTCGATATCTCCGAGCGCTACAATATGACTTTTTCTCAAGTTTTCGACGCCTGGAAGCAGGAGCACTACCAGGAGATCGGCCCGCACGGCATCGAATCCTATGAGCAGGCGTACAAAGTCTTTGCTCCGCTGCACGGTCGCAAATTCCGCGAGCTGCGCACGGCAGACTTCCAGACCGTCCTGGATGCCCACATGGGCAAGTCTCACTCCACCGTCTCAAAGTATAAGCAGCTCATCACGCAGATGTCCGCCTGGGCCATGCGCGAGGAGCTCGTCACCACAAATTTCGCCAGATTCGCCAAGTTGCCAGAGCAAAAAAAGACGGAAAAAGAGGTGTTTTCCGCCTCCGACATCGCTAAGCTGCAGGCGGACGATAGCGAGGCCGCCAGGATCGTGCTGATGCTGATCTACACCGGCATGCGCATCGGCGAGCTCTTCTCTCTGCCCCGCAGCGCTTATTATGGCACCTACGTCATCGGCGGCGAGAAGACCGAGGCCGGGCGCAACCGGATTATCCCTATCTGGCCGGAGGGCCGGGAACACTTTGCCTACTTCGCCTACTTCTCCTCGCCGGGCGGCCTGCTGCTGGAGAGCTACAAGGGGCACCGGACAACCAACAACTACCGCAAGCGAGACTACTACCCGCTGCTGGAGCGCCTGGGCATTGCCCGGAAAACGCCCCACGCTACCCGCCACACCTACGCCAGCATGGCGGTGACTGCGGATATCCGGCCGGAGCTCCTGCAAAAGATGCTTGGCCATGCAAACTACGCCACGACGGCCAACATCTACCAGCACTTCGACCCGCAGGAGCTGGTCCGGGCCGTAGAGAATCGCTAGTGATTTGTTAGTAACCGTAACGGTACAAGGCCGCACAGGGCCGCACAGGGCGCATTATTTCCCGCTCTGTGCGGCCCTGTGCGTTACCATATCGTTCCGGTCCCGCTTGACGTGCAGGGGGTCACAGGTTCGAGTCCTGTACCGTCCACCACGGAAAAGTCCCGAAATCTCAACGATTTCGGGACTTTTTGCGTCTGGAAATTTTGAGCGTTTGTTAGTAACCGGTCAGCAACGTCACTTTCCGCGCTCCGCGATGCCGTGGTAGTACGCCGCCATCTTGGCCCGGGGGCCGCCGGCATCGCGATCAAAGAGGAAGGCCTTGGCCATGTCGGCGTAGAACTCCGCCGTGCCGACGCCGTACCGGTTGGCGACGCCGCAGTAGTCGGAGTACATCATGCACATGGCAGCCCACCAGCACCAGGGGGAGAGCTGGTCGAAGATCACGCCGACACTCTCGGCCACGGCGGTGGTCTGGTCGACAGTCCAGTGCGGCCCGACGGTGCCATCCTCGTTGACCATCTTAGAGCACCAGGCCTCGGCATCGGCCTGGGTGAAATCAGCACCGCCACCGCAGAGAGACTGCTCAGCTGCATCCACTACAGACCAGCACTCCAGCATCCCGCGGACACCGTTAGCGGAGCGCTCCCCCGCAGGCATCCCCATGTACTCGGCAATGCCTCGCTCCAACTTGTCCTTGTAGGCGGTGATGATCTCCTTGGTCAGGTAGCCCATAGTCTACCCCCCGTCAGATCCGCTGGACCCGCAGGGCCACGTTGTTGACGGTGGCAGCGGCGCCGGTCAGCACCAGCGTCAGAGCGGAGCCGGCGGCGCAGCAAGCCTGACGTACCAGCGCCGGGAAGCTGAGGACAGTGGGGGCGCCCGCAGCAGCGGCAGCGGATGCCGTGGCGCCGGGGATGGCCACGCCGTCCTTGACCAGCGTAGCGGTGACGGTGCCGGCAGCGGTGGGAGCCACGGTGACGGACACGTCCACGTCATAGTAGCCGGCATTGGTGATGTTGACCGCATTGCCGTTGAGGTTGGCGTCGCAGCCGTACCGGCGGATGATGCTGCCCAGCGGGATGACCCCATCAACGGCCACGGCCGTGGGGGTCTGCAGGGCGGTATAGAGAGCAGATTTACAGGACATATTTATACGCTCCTTTCATAATGTCAAGGGCGGGGCATCAGCCCCGCCCGTTTCCCGGCCTAAAGGGGCCTACCATCTCGGCGATGTCGCCAAGATGCTCAGATGTTGCCGTTGCAGCCGCCGCAGCCGCAGAAGGGGGACGGACCGGCGTTGTAGGCGTAGCCGTTGGGATACCGGACGACGCCATACATGCGGTTGTCCATCTCCAGGCTGGCGATGCGGGCGGACTGCTCCGCGATCCGCTGCTCCAGCTGGCTCTTCTCCAGGGCGGCGAACTTGGCCTCCATGTTGGCGTTCACGCCGTCAATGGCCCGCTGGGTGGTGCAGCAGCACTCGGCAAGCTGGGCCTGGATGCCATTGGCGCTCTGCATGATGGCCATGTTGGTGCCGTTCTGGGCCAGGGCCATCTCCTTGCCAAGCTGGCCGATGTTGCCCTGCATCTCGTAGCCGAGGTTACAGATGCCGTTGCCAATGTTGGTGAGGCGGTCGTTGAGCTGGCCGAACTGCTGTCCGTAGAGGATCTCCTGCTGAGATGCGGCCGTGGCGTACTGGCCAAACTCGCCCTGGCGATTCCAGCCAAATCCGCCGTTCATGAAGACGAGGAAGAGCAGGATGATCCACCAGCCGCTATTGCCACCCCAGCCGTCGGCGTCCTTGGTCACGGCGGCGAGATCAGAGAGGGAATAGTTATCCATATAAGGCTCCTTTCGCTAAATTTTTATTGATAAACCGTGTCGACCCGGCTCATCTCAGGAAACGTGCGAACTCCTGCGCCTGGCGCTGGAGCTGCTGGAACTGATCCTGGCTCATGCGGCCGTCGGCCAGCATCTCCTGGATCTGCTGCTGGGCCCGCTGCGGCGTCATGCCGGCGGCAAATTTGCGGAACTCCGCGATCATGGCCAGGGGATTGTTACTCGGCCTTGGGCTTGCGCTGCGGCTTAGCATCTCCATCATCGGATTTGCCACTCAGCATCTCCTCCAATCTGCGCACGCGATCCTCCAGACTGTTGACATCCACCGGAGCCGCCGCCTGGTAGGGCGCCACGGTGTACGGGGTGACGGTGGCATAGCCAGCGCCGTCCGTCTGCTTGAGCCACACGATAGGGTCGTTCTCGTCCATCAGCAGGATGGAGCTGTTAGGGGCCATGCGGAAGGCGTCAGCGCCATTGCGGCCGTTGACGCGGGTAATCTGGCCCCCAAAGGGCTGCGGCCCTCCTACGGGGCTCTGAGGGCCCACAGAGGGGTATCCGCCGTAGGGGCTGCCGTACGGCGACGGCTGGTAAGGGTTGTAGTATCCCATAGCGCACCTCCTTGTCTGCCCTTATGGTACAAAAAATCCGGACAGTCAAACTGCCCGGATTCTGCCCGCATTCTGCGGGGATGGCAAAGCGCACAAAAGCCGCCGCCGGTTTTGTGCAGCTCTACAAACCTCAAAAAATACCCCAATTTGGGGTATTTTCTCTTGACAATACCCCAAATTGGGGTATAATAATAAATGTAATCAAGAGGGGCACAGCCCAGGAGGATAAAAAAATGAAGAACACTATGTGGTATGCGGTTATGCGGGACAACGACGATACCGATTGGGGCACCGGCAGCAACAACATGGACGAGGCCATCGAGATGGCCAAGACGTACCGCGCCAACGGGTACGAGGACGCTTACATCGCCGTGATCGACGACGAGGGCGACCCCATCTGCGTGGACGAGATCCGGGATTTTTGAGGAGAAAAGCGACATGTATTTTTGGCGATATGTCAATTTTGATACCGATGAGCAGGACAACTGCTGCGGCGTTTGCGATAGCATCGATTTGGCTCGCAACTGGGCCAAAAAGACTTGGGAGCGGCAATCCGCCAAGGGATCTTGTCGTGTGGAACTCTGCGAGATCGATACTCAGCTACACTCTACAGATTTGGCATATGCCTTACACAACACCGACAGCAAGATCTCTATGCTCGCACAGGTTATAGAGAGATGGGAGCGATGATGGACGATAAATTCAGCGCGCTTTTCAGCGCTGCGCTAAAGACGGATGATCGGGATGAGTATATCTCCGATTGGGCCCTTTCCTCCGAATGGGGAGACGCCGAGGACGCCGAGATTCCCTCCCAGCGGATCAGTGATCTTGGCGCCCTCTGGGACGTGGCCCACGTCACCATCCGGGACCTTCGGGCGCACACCGGGCTTACTAGGACGGCCTTCGCCCTCCGCTACCTGATCCCGTACCGCTCCGTGGAGAATTGGGAGCGGGGCGACAGCCAGTGTCCGGATTACGTCCGTCTCCTGCTGGCCCAGGTCACAGGCTTCTACCACCGGCCGGAGGCGTAAGCGATGGATCAAAAGAAAAGAGTGGTCCACCGCATCGAGCCCGGCCAGCGCTACGGCAGGCTGACCGTTGTCGCCAAGACGGACCGACGCGTCTCAAACCGGGTCGTCTGGGAGTGCCGTTGTGACTGCGGGAATACAACCCATGTCACCTCGAACCACCTGGCAAACGGGAACACCAAGAGCTGCGGCTGCGCCCGGACCGGCACAAACCTGCTGGACCTGTCCGGGCAGCGTTTCGGGCGGCTCACGGTGCTGCGCCGGACGGACCGCCACATGGGCCACAGCGTCATCTGGGAGTGCCTCTGCGACTGCGGAAATACCGCCTACGTCGCCTCCACCCATCTGCGCAAGGGGAACACCAAGAGCTGTGGCTGTCTTTCCTCCGAGGTCCACCAGGATTCGTTTCGCCCCGCCAGGGAAAAGAGAGAGCTGGACTACATCGACGGGACCGACGTGAGGGGGCTTATGCAGTCGCCACGCAGGAATAATACGAGCGGGGCCGTCGGCGTCTCGTATGATCGATCTGTGCGCCTGTGGAAAGCGGAGATTCGTTTCAAGAAACACCGCTACTACCTTGGATCGAGCCGGGAGAAGGAGGTCGCCGTCGCCATCCGGAAGGAGGCTGAGAAGCGTATCCACGGGAAGTTTCTGGAGTGGTATTATCAGGAGTTCCCGGAGCGGAAGCCGGAAAAAGAAGCCCTAAAATAATGCAGAAAAGGCCGTGCCCAAATTGGGCACGGCCTCCTCTTATCCCCTGATGTCGTCCGCCAGGTGGGCGTATGCCCTCCGGCGGAGCTTGTAGAGCCCATCCACGCTGAGGTTGAGCCGGGCGGCAGTCTGCAGGCAGCTGCGGCCCAGGACGTCCACCTCAACGATGCAGGTCTCCTCGTCCGGCGGCAAGCCCGCCGCACGGACCGCCTCCGTGGCCCGGCGTGGGGCCATGCCGGAGAGCAGCGCTCTGATCTCCCGGTGCTGTACGTCCATCTTGTCGCCGGACTTGCAGGACACGGCGGGGCCGTGCGGATGTCGCCATCATCTGGCTTGCCTCCTCTCAAATTGTTAGCCCGTCCAGTCGGCGCGGGCCTCGCGGACGTCGATGTGAGTAAAGCCCTGCTTGACGTAGACGCCCACGCCGCCCCAGTCGGGCATGATCTCCCGGGCGTAGGCGGCCACCTGGGCCGGGGTCTTGCCACGGACCACGATGTCCGCCGCCGTGCCGTAGCAGTGCTGAGAACGGGCTACGCCGCCGACCTTGGCGTTGTACTGCGGTGTCCGGTAGGCGCTGTGGATGGTCACCGGGGCCCCGAAGTGGCTCCGGATGCTCTGCAGCACCATCACCAGCCGGGGCGCCACCAGGACAGCGTCGGAGCCATCCGTGCACGCGAACTCGCTCACCTTGAAGTTGGTGGACAGCTTTTTGGAGCCGTCCTGGGCCTTGCTGTATGCGTTGATCTCTACCATAGGCTTGCCTCCCTCCGGCTCGTTATCGTTGAGGTATACCAGGATGTAGTGCTGTACTCTCCGGGAGCTTGTAATCCGCTGGCCCTGGAAGTCGCATTGGCTGCTGCCGCCGCTGTCCAGCATCACGGCGCTGGTCCAGCCTGCCCGGGCCAGGTCGTCCCGCAGGGCCTCCGGCGTCCGGGCGGCAGCGGAGCCGTCCCGGGAGCAGTAGAGAGCCAGCCGGTCGCCCTTGATGCCGATGGCGCTCCGCCCCCGCTTGCCGCCCTGGCCGGGATCGTAGGTGAGCTTGCTCAGGGCCTTACCGCTGACGATCAGGGGAGTGCAGGCGATGTAATTGCGGGCGCTGTCCGGCAGCGCGTCCATGCAAATGTCCGGCCCTTGGTCCCAGGCGTAGCCCGCCACGGTGTAGGCGGGAGACGCCAGGACCTTGCCGTCCGCCTTGAGGTGGCAGTTGACGGCCAGGGTGCGCATGTTGTATAGGGTACCGTTGAGGCCGTAGTCCGCCCCCGTCTCCCGCATGATCTGGGTGAGGGTCCGCCGCCGGGTGTTGACGTACACCTGGATGCGGGCAATCCGGGAGAGCGGCACGGTGACGGCGCAGGGGTTACTCATTGAGCTGCCTCATGGCCTGGTTGGCGCCGGTGGCGGCCAGGCCGGAGACGATGCCGATGGCCGCCGCCGTGATGTAGTCGGTGGCCGGGAAGTCCGGCATGAGGTACATGGCGGCGATGCCGAGGATCAGGCCGCAGACGCCGCAGATGATGGGGATCCACTTGCTGTCCACGGCGCTGGCCTTGACGGCCTGCCCGATCAGCAAACAGATGACGGTGATGGCCGCCACCCCCGTGATACCCAGAGTGTTGATATCCATAGTGTGCTCCTTTCCGCGGGGGTCTCCCCCGCTTACGATTGCTTAGTGCAACTCAATAGACGAGACAACGCCGTTGGCACCTAGCCAAAGACCGCATTCGTCCCCCAAGGAATTGCGCAGCTTAATAATCTGGTGCTTTGCGGACAAATGCAGCGATTTTGTCCACGCTGCTCCGTGGAGGCGCAAGTACACGCCTATGCCAGGAGAACTGAAGCCTATTGTAGTGCTCATTCCTTTGAGCTGAAGTGCACAGTCGCCAGCACGTGTGGCAACGATCCACTCAGCACCACCAGCGTAGCAACCGTCTCCAGAACGCAGTTCGCCATGATCCTGCGAGTTGTTTTGATCGATTGCGTATGCAGATTTCACCCCATCGAAGGCGACAGCATCATCAGATACTTTGTAGTATTTAAACCCGTTGTAGATGAAATGATCTCGCCCGTCGGTATCTCCGGTCCAGGAATACTCGTGCTCCACGGTCACGGTATCATATACGTTGGATAGATCAACGTACTTCGCCGGGATCTGTACCACCTCAGTGATATCCGGATGTGTCAGCGAGCGGCAATACGTCTCACTGTCTACATATATCATGTAGACGCCGGGATGCTCCCAATATGCGTTAAGCGCAGTAATTGGGCGGTATACGACCAGGGCGAATTCGCCAATAATTGTAAAACCATCGCCTTGGCCAAGGCCTGCAGCCTCAAAAGAACCGTACTCCTTCTCGACACCAGAAAGTACAGCCGAAACAGTGCTATTGCGAAGCTCGAACAAAGTGGGCGTCAAATCGGATACTCGGACAAAGGATGTATCGCCCAGATTGACGGTCTCTCGATCTCCGATTGTCCCATCCCACGAAATGCTTACAGCTGGATATTCCACATCATAGCCATAGCTCTGTCCTTTCGTCCACAGCCTCCCGTCCGCATCTACGCCAACGGGCTCCGTCATCTCTTTTGTTTTCGGGCCCGGTCTCGCCAACTTGAAAGAAATTGCTTGGCACATCAGCCGCAAATTCTGCTTATTCATACTAGCCCCTCACTCACTCGGGATTGTACATGGTGCCGTTTTTGGCAAGTGTCCCATTATCATCAAAAGTTTCCACATAGGTCACAGCAGCGGGGTCCGTCTGCGTGCCATCGCTGTTCTGCCAGTAAATACTTGTTGGGGAAATCACATTGCCGTCCCCTTTGTCGATGCGAACAATGCCGTCCATAAAAGCATCGTAGACCTGTTGAGCGGTTGCCTCAGCATCGCCAAGCCACAAACTATACGTTACAGTAATCGCCATCTTATCTTTTCTCCTTCCGTTGGAACACCGTTACCTGTGCGGACGGGTTTTGGCTATTGCCACCCAGTCCGGCTTTTTCAGCGGACATCCTCTTTGCCTCGTTCCCGTCCACCAGGATAATGCTGGCATCCCGCGGAAGCTCTTCCAGCTCAGCCAACTCTGTTACTTTGCGAAGTTCCATAATACTACCTCCTTACCACCAAAGAACGTTTCCGTTTTCATCCGCTAAAACAGCGCCGCTGCCATCTGCGACAGCCGCCAGCAGTCTATTTTCGGTCAATACATCCAGGATATCAGAGACCGTCAGCTGGTCCGGCTGCCATTGTGCCCCGTCCGCCGTGCGGACCACGATGTCCCCCGGGTCTCCGCCGGGCGGCAGGCTGCCGTCAATGGCGATGGGCAGGCCCGTGTCCCGGTACTCCCCATCCTGCCAGATGAGCCAGGTCTGGGTCGCCTCGTTGATGCGGGGCGGGTGCTCCGTGGCGTCCTGGGCAGCCTTGGCCGCGCCCGCCGCCGCCTCCGCCGAGCCCTTCGCCGCCTTGGCGGCATCCTCTGCGGCTTTTTGGGCCTCCTGGGCGTCCTTGGCGCCCTGCTGGGCCGCTGCGGCGTCCTTGCCCGCCTGGTCCAGCCAGCCCTGCTGCACCTCGCCGGGGTCCCCGCAGGCGCAGAGGGAAGGCGCCACCAGCGTCCGCCAGGTCTGGGACTTGGCCAGCGTGTCCCCCACGTAGTAGGAGAGCTGCACGTCGCCCCAGCCGGGCTTGTCCACATCGGCGGCCCGCAGCACCCAGACCGCCGTGTCCTTGTCCTGCGTCACGCCGCAGGGATAGGGCTCCGCGTCCCCCGCCCGCATGGCGCAGAGGCTCACGGCGCCGGCGCCGTAAGCCGCCCGCCAGGCCCGGAGGTCGAAGACCACCTGCCGCGCCACATTTTCGCCCTTCCGCCCCAGCGCCAGGTGGACGCCGGGATGGGCATAGATACTCTGCATACCCGCCTCCTTACCGCAGCACCCTGCGGCCCTTGACCTCGTACCAGCTGCCACGGAGGCAGACAAGGGCGGGCATCTCGCCGCAGTCGCAGTCCACCAGCTCATCGTCCCGGACCTGCACGGGGTCCAGGGTGCCGGTGCCGGTGTCCAGCAGGCCCCAGCCATCGGCGATCATCTCGGGCGTCAGCCGGGGGCGGTCCGGGTCCACCAGGATGGGGTGGCCCAGCTCCCGAAGACGCCGGTTGCACTCCTCCAGGGTGATGCCGCCCTGGGCGTAGGCGTTGATGGTCTCAGTAACCTTGCTCATGCTCTCGCTCCTCTCTCATATCCCGCCGCTCAGCAGCCAGGCGGCAAAGGCCCCCACCAGAGCCGCCAGCAGCGTGCTCACGATGCTGTCCCAGCGCTTGCCGGGCCGGGCCGCCAGGCCCTTGACGTCCTCCTTGATCTCCGCCAGGTCCTGCTTGACATGCCCCTGCTCGTTGGCCAGCTCCCGCACGGAGGAGGTCAGCTCCAGCAGGGCTTTCTGGTCTGCCTCCAGCTTCTTGATCCGCCCCTCGTTGCGCCGGGACCGGTCGTCCACCTCCTGCAACCGCCGCACATACTCAGTCTCGTTGTCCATGGGTCACCTCCTCAAAAATTATCGGATCCGCTCGATGCGGACGCATCCCGCGCCGCCGGACCCCGCACCCAGCCAGCCGGTATAGTAGGCGTCGTTGCGGACTGCGGTCGGCTTGCCGCCTCCTCCGCCGTAGCCGCCTCCGCCTCCGGCCCCGGCGTAATAGCCCGTGGTACTGCCAACAAGATACAGGTTGCCGGCAGCTCCGCTGCCGGCCCCGCGGCTGCCGGTCCTGCCGCTGCTGGTATGTGTGTCGCCGGACTTGGACAGCGCATATCCGCCATCGCCTCCGTCCCCGCCGAAGAGGCCCGCCCCTCCGGCTGCACTTACCGCCTCGTCGTTCCGCAGGCCTGCCGCTCCGCCGACGGAGCGGAAACTGGCGTCATAGATGCCGTCCGGCGGCGTGACGTCCGGAGTGTCGGTCCCGTTGCTAGGAAATGCCACCACGCCAGAGCCGGTAACGGACCCCGCCGTCTTGCCGCTGCCTCTGGCGGCGGAGATCAAAGCGCTCCCGCCGTAAGAGAGTGTGCTGGCCATATCCGAAATGGTAGCCGTCAGCACCGCTCCCGCCGGGAGATACTTGTCCAGATATCCGCCGCCGCCTGCACCTCCGGGAGCAGGGGTGGAGAGCGGATCGGAATCATCTCCGTATCCGCCGGCGCCATGCCCGATGGCGATAATGCGGTACCATCCGGCATAGGGGACGGTATAGGTGCCGCTCTCCGTCAGGAGCGCCAGTACCGGGCGGAACTGGGCGGACACGCCGCCCACACTGAGCTGTCCCATCCCCTCACCTCCCGATGGTCACCTGCAGCTTGATGGCCGCAGTGGGCTTGTTGACGACCCTGCAGTAGAGATAGCCGTTTTGGCGGCATCCTACGTAGGCCCCCGGCTCCTGCAGGCAGGCGAAAGCCTCGTCGTTGGCCTGGGACCCGCTCTCGCTGCGCACCGGGTCTACCCGTGTCCGGGTGTCGTCCGTGGTCAGGAGGCCCGCCACCGCCACGCTCTGGGTGTACCCGCCGGTGACGGCTGTCCACCCGGAGACCGTCAGCGTCGCCTGGATGGGCTTTCGCAGGATCCCCGCCAGGGCCTGGTTGACGGTCGGGTCCCCCGTGAGCCCCAGCTTGCTGGCCGTGGTATCGTCCAGCAGATTGGCCTTATTGAGTAAGGTGGGCTTCTGCTCCCATCCGGCATCGTTCAACCCGTTCAGGTCAATAGGCAAGGTTCCTTCCACAAGAGCCGCAGCAAACGTCTCATAGTCAGGATACAGCGTGAGGAAATTCGCTACCGATTTCAAATACCGGCTGTTGCCGGTTGCTTTGATGATTCCGTCTTTCACAATTCACCACATCCAATCTCACCGCACCCCCACCAGGAGGAGAGCATTTTTGTGATAGCGCTGTCCAACTGGGACAGCATCCTTTCGATATCGTTGGCCTTCTCGATCCTCAAGCCATCGCTCTTCCCGGCGGCGGAGGGATAGATTCGGACGGGAATCTCCGGCAGACTCGATAGCTCCCCGACAGCACCGCGGATCGCGGAAACGTCCGCCAGGTATTTTTTCAGTTGCGCGACTGTGGGGGTATCAGTAATGGCCCAATCCGTCTTTGGAGTGACATTCACGGAGTATCCATAGTTCCGCAGCCTATCGCGCAGATACACAATGGCGTTGCCCACACGGTTGAGGTCTCCGGCATTGTAGGATCCATGCAGTGCCGCACCATCCCATTCGATGCGCTCTTCCGCTGTCATGGCGGCATATTCCTTTTGGTGGAGGTATTCCCACCTGGCAAGGTCTTCCGGTGTTCGATCAAACACCAGCGTATCGATAACGCTCACTTTTACACCCCCAGACTATCGCAACGTGCGGCGATGGTGTTGGACAGCGTGATCTCCATCCGGACGATGTTTCCGGTGTTGGTTTCGCCCCACGGGTTTGGTAACTTCACGCAATCTCCGAGTTTCTCCCCGGCCAGAACGACTTTCCCGTTGAAGGTATTCCGCCTCGCGTAATAATCATATACGCGGCGGGCTACCGCCTGGCCGATAGTGGGAGATACCAGCGTAGCGCCGGTGACTTCCACGACATTTTCTTTGTCCGTCGCCGTCACATTGGGGTTTTTGATGCTATACACCTGCGTCGTGTCCTTATACTGCTTTCCGCCGACAGATATCGTGCCGCCGGAATCCTCGGTGTAGGTATGCGCTGTCACCCTGACCTCCGTCACGGCGGATGCGGTGCGTACCGCAGCGCCGGAATAAACCCGGTTTGGGTCGATCTCCGCCGGAGTGGATGCGGTCGCGAAGATCCGGATCTTATCCGTTCCGTCGGTTGCAGCGCAGACGCCCCATGCGAAGAGCACCTGCTGCAGGGCCTCTTTGCGGGTGCAGGGAGCAATGATCCCGGTTAGGGTGGTATCTGTAACCCCGGAATATTCCACGCCGAAAATGCCGCCCAGGATCTCCGCCACAATGGCCTTGGCGGACTTGCCGGAATACACGCCCCCGGAAAATTGGCTGTCACCCAGAACACCAGGCGCATCTTTGCACTCGATATCATAGAGCCTCGCCCCTCGGCGGCTGGAACTGTCGATGTAAAAGACACCTACAAGGTCGCCGTCGCTACGGACTTCCATCGGCTGCTTCAGCTGGAACATATACTCGGCGTCGGACTTGCTGTCCAGCGTCCAGCGGAAAGTAGATGCCGCCAATCGTGCAGACAGCAGGTCTGTTTCCGCCACAATGGAGGCATTCCGGAATTCCTCTGCGTCGAAATACCGCCAAATGCCGAAAAGGATCCTCTCCAGTTTGGCGTAGTGGTACGGAAGGTTGGTTTTCTTTAGGGTGATCTGCACACCATCATAGGCGGTAACGGCGTTTTCGCAGAAGTAGGTGCTCCTGTCTGGGTAAAAGGTCTTAGTCTCCTTTACCGTCCCGCCCTGCATCCACTGAATGCTCACCTCGCTGCACCATTCGTCCCCAGCGGTATCAAACAGCAGCATGATTCCCATGGAGGAATACTGCTCATCAAACGAGATCTGGATACCGGGCGGGGAGGCAAACGCGCCGTCCGCGCCGGACTGCTCCGCAGACCACAGCGCGATCCGCTGTGTGTCCTTCGGCCACCGCTTACCGTCCAGCGGCCAGCCGTTAGGCTCACAGGTGAGAATGGGCTGAGGCGTGATGCCGGATGGGAGATTAGCGACCTCAGATGCAGCGTCTGCCCCGGTGGCAGCAACAGCCGCATCATCTTCCGCCCCGGGGGCAACGTCCTTGTAGCAGATGATGGTCTTGCTCACGGTTTCACCTGCGCTTCCATGGGTATGAAATTAACCTCGATTTCGCCCCAGTAATTGGCCCCATTCTCTACCTTTTCCAGGTCCTGCGTTGCGCTGGTGTAGTACGCCTCGTAGGAGATGGAGGTCTGCCCGTCAGCGGCCTCCAGGAGGACAGAATCGTCCACACTGTGCTGGTACAGGTAGTCCCAGAACTCGTCCAGGCCAGCGTAGTTGTTGCCCCGGCGGAAGACGGTGATCTTGTGCCCCAGGTAGGTGCCGATGATGTCCCGGATCATCCGGCCCGTCATGGCGCGGCCCGCATTCTCGCCGTCCAGGACGTTGAAATTGCGGTTGTACTTGGAGATGGCAACATCAGCGTCGAAGCTGCGACCGTTGAGCTTGATATATCCCATATCACACCCCCGTAAGGCTCACGCCGATGCGGTTTCCTTCGGCCTTGTTGAGCTGGTACACCACCCGGCCCAGAACGTCCCGGTCAAGCATCAGGACCGCCTCGCTGCTGCCGCTGTAGCCGCTTTCCGCAAGGGCCTGCTTGAATGCCTGAACCATCGTCGCCAGCGGCGTTTCAATGTTCGTCCCGCTCCGCTGGTCGCCCAGCACGGCCAAGAACTCCCGGTTTGGCGGGATAACAGCGCCACGGGCCAGAGCTGGGACGCTCCTGTACGTCGGCATACTGTGGGCGGAAATATTGCCGGTAAAGCTGGGATTCACCAGGGAGACTTTGGAGCCGTACCCTTTCACGGCGGAATCATCGACCTCCGACACAAAGAGCCGGAGAATCAGACCGATGGACAGAGAGATCACAAAGGCGGCGCCGGTGCTCACAACGCCCAGCGCTGCCAGCGCAACCCCGAAGGCGCCCGCTACCAGGCCGAGAATGATACCCTGCCCGATCTTGCGGAAGGTCTCGGAGCGGTCCTTTGGGTCCTTGTCCAGCTCATAGAGCAGCAGACCGACGGCAAGACCGATAGAGAGGCCAACGACCGTCCCTACGCCGGGGGCTACCTTGCTTCCGATCACGATACCCAGGAGAGCGCAGAGAACGACCATCAGTTCCCGGAAAAGCTCCGGAACGCCGCCCTGCTCCTCCTGTGCGAAGTCCACCAGGAACAGCCCCAGCACAGCGCCCAGGCTAAAGCCGACGCCAGCGCCCACGATCCCGGTGAAAGCGGCGCCCAGTACGGCCCCGATCAGGCCCGCAATGACCACCGTCCACATCTCCTTTGCTCCCATCTCATTCTTCCAGTACTCCGGGTCAAAGCCCGTGATGTAAAGCCCGATCATCGCCCCCAGCGTCAGACCGATCACCGCTCCGGTGAAGCCGCCGAAGGATGCCCCCAGCGTAGCGCCCAGAAGCGCCGTCATGGCCGTCAGCCAGGTCCCCTTGCTCTTCGGGACAATCTTGCTGTCAAAGCTCCATTTCAGGTCATCGATCACGATATCCATACCGGCCCGAATCGTCCGAAAGACATTGTTGATCTTCTCGAAGAGGCCGGACAGCTTCTCCAGCATAGGATTTGCGTCCAAATCAAAGTCCGGGCGGATAGCTGATACTCCACCGCCTCCGGAGGAATCCGAGGTCAGACGATTGATCTCGTCAAAGGACGCCAGCTGCCGGGACGCCTTCTTTGCCGCGGCGCCCGTGGCGCTGATAGCGTCCGCCTCTTCGTAAAGACCCTTCGCCGCCGCCTCCATGCTCTTCCTGCTCCGCCCCGTCAGGATGGCCGCAATGGTCATGATCTCCGTTACGATGGCGGAGAGCAGGTTCATGAGCCAGGTGAGCGCCGGAATGATATCCTGAAGGATAGGCGCCGCAAAGGTGAGCAGCGCTCCCTTCAGTCGGGCAATCGCCGCAGATGCCTCCGCATTGCCACGTATAACTTCTGCGGTTTGTTTCCGTAAGGCTGTTAAGGCCGCCGTGATTACGGAGAAGAACAGCGCACTTGCCGCAAGGCTCTTCATGCGCTTCGAGATACCCTGGATTCGCTTTTCCGCCATCTTCGATGCCTCGGAAAAATTTTGTGCTCCTTTTGCCGCCCGGCCCATTTTATCATAGAGGGCGCCCGCCTTTTCTTTGGCGGCATCCAGTTCAATGTTGGCGCTCTGCAACTCATCGTTGATTTTTCCAACCGCACCGTTTATGTGGTTATACTCTGACTGGAGCGTGCGAACACGGCTTGACTGCTCCGAAATATCCGCCTTATTGAAAGTCCCGACAGGGGATGCCTGCATATCCACAAGGACTTTCCTGGCCTCAAAAAGCTCCTGTTTAATGGTTTTAAGCCGTTCCTCCAGGGGCACTTTCTTTGCGCCAAGTTTTACAATCTTCTCTTCCAAAGAGTTGATATTCCTGATTGTTCGATCGAGTTCCTTCTGAAGCTGAGAGTTGTCCAGACTTGTGCTGAAAATCACTTCGGCGTCAGCCATGCTTTCACCGTCCTTCTTGACAAAAATCGGTTTTCATTGGTAAAATTACGGAAGGGAGGGGATATCATGCTAAAGCAGAAAACATTAACCGAAGAAGGCCAAAAGAGGCTGAACTCTGCTCTGATTATCTTGGTTTTGCTTACGCTCCTCACCGCAATCGTGCTGCTTTTCCTGGACAGCAGCGGAAGCGAAGCCAGCACGTCCGAAGAGCCTGCATACACGCGCCATCAGATAGCCCCCGGAGACGTATTCGACCCCGGCGGCTACATGACGCTTGGCGATCTAGAGTTTTTGTACATCGGCAATTGTTGCTTCGATGTAACCAACACAGGCACTCAATTCGCAAGAATAACCGCAGAAATCATCGGAGTAAAAGTCAACGGAGACCATGAGATTTTGCAAATACCGTCATTCGGCGGCATAGATGAAGCACAGTATGAAAAAGACCTGGAAGAGAACGGGTGGGCCGTAAAGAACTCAACAAACATCGTTCGGCCAGGAGAAACACTGCACGCAGAGCTTTCCGTTTTTGACTTCTACGCATTTGATAATGAGTATCCCGACGCCGATGTAGACGGCGATGGATACTGGGACATCATCTTCATGGCACATATGCAGGACAATGATACGGACCTCGCCGTTTCCATCCATGACCCCATTTCTGAGGCATATAAGCTGAAGGCCGAATAACCGGAAAGCCGTCCCTTCGGGGGCGGCTTTTCATACCCACTCGCCGAGAAATGCATTTTCCGCTTCGCTGTACCTCTGGCGGATATCCACGATATCCCGGTTCCGCTGATACCAGGCCCGCTCCTCCTTCTCCAGGCTTTTCCCCTTCGCTTTTTTCTCCCGGATGCGCACGACCTGGGAGAAAACGCAGTCGCCGATATCGTTGTAGGCCCCCAGGAATGTCCACCAATGAACACCGCCGGTGTTATGTTCCACATCATAGGGGACTTCCCGGAGATCCCTCCCGAAAGCCCGGTTGATGGGCGGCAAGATCAGCGGATAGTCCTGCACCCAGTCTATCAGTTTCTTGCCGCCATCCTGCCGGGGAACTTGTCCGCCATTCTGAAACCAGGTAAATCGGTCTACCGCCTCCTGCAGGTGCTGCTGCGGAATTGTTTCCGGAGAGACGTAAAACATCTGCAAGATGCCATCAGCGCGGTCGGTGGCGTCCAGGTCTGGGTCCTCCAGCATCTCAAAAATGTCCAGGATGACCCGGAAATCTGAACGGATGGCGTAATCCTCTCCTCCGACCTCAACCGTTGTCGGAAGCCCCCACATCATCGGCTATACTTCTCAGTGTACTTCTTGAGCCGGGGATTGGTGGCCTTCTGCTCCCTGGCGAAGGCGCTGTCAGTCTCGTCCATCAGCGCCAGCAGGAAGTTTGTCCAGACGTGGAGACCATCGGACAGAGCGTAGAGGTTCATGCGGCCAAAGACCTTCTCGCAAATGGGTTCCTGAAAGATGCCGTCGATGATCTCCCGCATCTCGTCGCTGCGTTTCCGGGCGATTTCGAAGATCTTCACCCTGTCCCCGCACTTTCGGATCTCCTCGTTGTAGGCGTCTTGCTTCTTGTCCAGCACCTCAAAGGCGTGGTAGAGCCGCTGGACGAACTCGCCGTCCGTGGGATTGAAGCGGATCACCACATCTCCGCCGACCCCGTGGACCGTGTATTCCTGTACGCCGTGCGTAAAATTCAGTTCCATGGTCTCCTCCTTTCAAATGGGGCGGGCAGAGCCCGCCCCGCTGTCGTTAAGCTGCGTCTGCCGTGAAGGTCACAGCGCCGCCAGCGCCCTTGGTCACAGTGCCCAGGGTACGGTCACCGCCGTAAGTGATCTCGGTGGCAATGTTCAGGTCGCCGCCGCCATCGCCGCCAATGCTGGTCACAGCCACGGCGCAGCCGGAATAGCGCTCAGCGAAGTTCGCCTGGCTGCTGGTGGCGTAAAAATGGGCGATGAGCATGTCCTGGTTGGAGAGTGCCTGGGCGTCGTGATCCTTGACTGCCAGATTCCACAGCTTCACCGCTGCGGCGTCGCCCGCATCCAGGGGAATGGGGTCAAACGTCTGCGTAATGGTAGGCTTCTTCATGGTCGTGAAGGTATTCCCAAGAATGTCCTGCTTGCTCTCCTGCCCCCAGTCCATCTCAGCGGAAGAATCCTCCACCCGCTTACCGATGGCGCTCCACACGGGTGCGGAGGTCGTGCCGGTATTCAGATAAGCGATAAGGAGTTCCCGGGCGATGGTCTGATTTTCGGGGGTACTGAAGGTAAGGTCAGCCATTTAATTCACCTCGTATCTCTTGATAAACTGCACGGACAGCTGGGCAGAATAAACGGCAGTCCCCTCGCTGTCCGCTGTAAAGAGGCTACCGTTCTGGGCCTTGATGGTCTCCTGTCGGGGGGCGTCCCCGAAGACGGGGGCCTTCCCGGTGATAGACTGGCTCTGCACCCAATCCTGGAAATCCATCAGCCATTGTGCGTTTTCCTCGGCGCCCACATCGTCGCCGGGAGCTTTGGCAAAAACGAAGTACAGCGTGAAGCTGTACTGGTTTATGACGGTCACATTGCCAAGGATATCCCGCTTGCGGGTGACTTCCATCAGCCCCGCCGGGTTGACGCCGCCGTTGGCGGGAACTTCATCCGTATAGTCCACGGACAGTTCCTGAAGCTGGCTGCAGCCGGGATAGGTCTTGATCCACTCTCGGATTTTCTCGAGCGCCGTCATTTAAGCGCCTCCCTTCGGCGGATATACTCCCTGATCTCTTGCGCCATGGCATCGCCCTCAGCGGCCACCAGGCGACGGTCCCAGTAGGGGCCAGCATCGGCGTTCTTGCTGGTGTCATAGGTCAGATTCCGGTCCGTGAGGACCTTTGCCGCCCCCTTGCGGCTCCGCCAGGTGCCGTCCTTGGTGAGGAAACCGGCGGCGTTGATCTTGGGGTCGACCATCACCTTGCCATAGTACTGATACCTAGCATACGGAGCCGCCACGGTGATCTCCGCCGGACCGGAGATATACTTCAGCTTGCCGGACAGAGCGCCGGAGCGGTATGGCATATAGCGTGAGATCCTTCGATTGACGATGTTAGTCCAGGCCCGCTGCACATCGCCGTTGCGGTCCAGGCCGTGTGCCCGGATGATCTGCTCAGCGCTTTTGCACTTCACGGTCACCCTCATCCGCCCGCCTCCGTATGCACGATGGCCCCGTGGTAGTATTTCGGGTCTACATACTTGACCACCACGAGGCCCGGGACCTTGGAGGGGATGAGCGCCGCCCAGTCCTCCCGGCTCGTGATCTCCGGGCCTTCCCCGGTCATGACCTTATCGCCCACAGCCACCTGCACCACAGGCCCGGGAAGGACCAGCAGAAACGAGTTCACCTCGCTGCTGCCGGTCTTATCCACGTTCTGGGTCTTCTTGTAGTCCAGAAAAGCCCGGTTGATGACCTTCCGGGTGTAGCCCGTACCGCCGTCCCAGTGGTACACCGTCACGGTCTGGTCGCAGAGCCGATAGCTCAGCATCCGCCCACCCCCCGATAGATGTCCAGGTACAGGCACGCCCGGCGGTACATTTCACGGTCCTGCGCCGCCTGGGAGAAGTCCAGACTGCCGGAGCCGCCGCTGTAAGTCTCAGACACGCTGCCGACGCTGACGGACGCTACCGGGCCGCCGGTGCCATCACGGGACCCCTCGTACCAGGCTACGGCATCCGCCATGGCGCAGATAGCCATCTTCTCGGCGTCCTCATCCGGGGCCGTCACGGTGTAGATGCGCCGGTACCGGGCGAGTTGGTCCCTCGCCCGGGCGGCAAAGCGGAGAAATTCCGTCTCGTCCTGGATGGTCCCCATGTACGTAGTCTGGTAATAGAGAAAATCCGGCACGGTCATCCCTCCCGTTTATCAGGCGGAAGTCTTGGGCTTCAGCACGATGCCGTTCAGGGCGGCGGCCTTCAGGGTGTTCTTCAGGACTACGCCAGCGACCAGCTCAACCTCGCCCTTCTTCACGGCGCCAGGCTCGCTCATGTTGGGCATGTAGGAGTTGATGACGCCGGTACCAGCGGGAGAAATGCCGTGGAAGCCGTCCAAACCGATGCTCACAGCGTAGATGCTGGAGGTGCCGGCGGCGGTGGTGCTGGGGGTGGAGGTGCCGATGACATCCACGGAGTTGCTGCCGTTGTAGTACTTGCCGCAGTCCATCAGGGGGATACCGGCGAAGGTCTCCACGACCCGGCCGAAATCGTCCTTGGTGCGCTCATAGTAGCCAGCCCGGCGGGCGGCGGCACGGACCTTCAGCAGCATGTCGCTGTTCATCAGCAGCATGGTGGTGTCGCCGTCGATGGCGTGCACCAGCTGGTCCAGCTGGTCAATGAAGGCGTTGGCGTTGCTCCCGACCTTGGCAGAATCGGAGAGGTCGATGTCGGTGGTGAACTCATTGGAGGTGCCGTCCAGAAGCTTCCGTAAGCCGTCGAAGGTACCGGTCACGTAACCGGCGCCAGTGGAAGCGGCGATGCCGTTGATGACGAGGTTGTGGAAGTAGTTGCTGGTGGCCTTGACCTTCTGGGACAGCTGGAAGGCCAGCTCATCCACAGCGCCGGAGGTGTTCTGGAGCACACGGTCCACTTGGAAGGAACCGCCCATGATGACAGCCTTGGCGGTCTTCTCCACCCGCTTGGCCTCACCGGCGGAATACTCGCTGTTGATGGCACGAACAGCGGCGGTGGAGGGGGTCTTGAGCTGGATGTAGCCGTAGGTCAGGGTAGACCCGCCGGTACCGGGAGAAATGGCGTTGTCGAACACCAGCCGGTCCAGCAGAAGAGAGCTCCGGCGGAACTCATCGACGATCATCTGGTCGACCTTATCGGCCATACCGACCTTGGCTTCAGCGAGAGTAATAGGCATAATTCAGTCTCCTTTACTTATCGTATTTTTCGTGGAGCGCCGCAGAAAGGGAAATGGGCGCATCCGGTTTGCCGGGAATGGGATTCTTGCCGGGGCCCGGAGCGTAAGGCGCCGGGGGATCCGTCTCGAAGAGGTAGCCGTTCTCCTTCTGGAGAGTTTCCAGGGCCGCCTTGATGTCGGTATCCTGGTTGCTGGACTTTCGCAGGGCGTCCATGTCCAGCAGGGCGGAGATGGCCTTGGCGCTGCGGCCCTTGGCAGCGGTGATGGCGTCCTTGAGTTTGCCCTCAAACGCCATACCGTCCAGTTTCTCCTGCCACTCCTTGTCCTTGCTGGTGAGCTGCCCTTGGAGTTCCTTGATCTTCGCCTGAAGCTGGGATGCGTCCACCCTTTCAAATGCCTTCAGAGCCTTCTTGGCCTCATCCAGCTGCTCCTTGATGGACTGGTAGTCCACAAAGGGCTTTTTTGCCGCTTCGATGTCACGGCCATTCTCGGCGAGGATTTCGTCGATGATCTCCTTGGGGAGGGCCTGGTCGCCCACCTTGAAATTCTGCAGAAATTCGGTTTTCATGGTTTCTCCTCTTTCGGCTAGGCGTTTTAGGAGGTCGCCAGCTCCTGCCGTTCCGTCCTTTTAGGCCCACGGATAGGCCAAATGGGTATGAAAAAAGCAGCCCTTCGGCTGCTTCAATCATTGAGTTGTACTGGGTCAATCTGTCACACGTTCGATATCGCCATGCTTCACAAATTCGGTAGAAGTGCTCCCGTCCTGGTGATCTACATCCGCAAGATAGGCTACGCCATCTTCCAGCACATCGACGATACAAGCAGATTCTCCCGAAGTCAGCACAACGTGAGTATATGGCTTCACTTCCCTCTCCTCTTTTCCTTATCCACATAGGCACTCACAAGGCGCATTTCCTTCGTCTTGTTGTCATCAATCCATGCCGTAATGATCTTTGCCGTCCTCGAATTGCGCCCTTCGATCTCCATACGGACCTCATACCGCATTCCGTACCCATTGTCGCCCTTTTGCTTTGCGGGAAACCGGCCCAATCCTTCGCGTATACGCCCAATCAGATCATCCACGCTGTCAACATCATACCCCAGCGCAGACGAAAAGGCAACTGCCTTATCTGGGGCCTTCCGGGGATTCAACGCGTATTCAGTAAACTTTTCTGTAGGTATCTGCGCTGCCTTTCGTTTGGGAAGAAGAGTCTTCTCAAGTGCTTTCTCCGCCGCACCAACCTGCTTCCATCCGAACTTGGCAACCTCCGCCCGCTCTAACTGGGTCCGCAGGCCAGCGGCCTTGGAGAATCGGGAGTATTCCTGCCGGAGGATCTGGAGCTTAATCTGGTCCGTTTGCAACTTTTCCGCATCCCCGGCGGCTTCGTCCACCAGGATGCGCCGCTTTTGCCGCCGGATGGAGGCTTCCAGTCGCCGCTGCCGCTGGGTGGCTTCGTAGCCGGTATAGTGCTTACCCTGGTAGGTAACGCCCTCCTCGTTCTTCTGGCGCATCCGCTCCAGCTCTTCCGGGCTATACTGTGGGATACTCACGCCCAGGATGATGGGATGGGCGGAATGGCCGCAGTTGAGCGTCCCGATGCGCCGCACAAGGCTGCTGTTCAGCGCTTGATACTCGGCGTCCGGGTACTGCCGCCCCTGGATGGGCTCATGGTCCGGGGCGCTGTTGTTGTGGGCGTCGATCTCCCAGCCGTCAGCGCCCAGGTCATCGTGGGTCCTCTGGGATATCTGCTCCTGCATCAGTCCAAGACCGCCCATGACGTTGCGCCGGACGGCGGCTTCCAGGCTCGTATGCACGCCGGATTCATAATCGATCCAGCGCACGCCCCGGTCCGCCAGGTTTTTGGTGGCCTGCCGGATGGCGGTATTGTAGTCCGCCGCTCCGATAGAAACCTGCATGAAAGCGAAGTCCATACAGCTCCGGTAGGCATCCCTCAGCGGGAGCGCCCGGCCGTAGGGGTCCACCATGCCGATGGTCTGGGTGATGTTGCTCAGGTCGTTCTCCGCCAGCCGCACGGCCGCCGCCACGATCTGCTGGACCGCCTCGTTCTGCTGGAACGGGATGGCCTGCACCTGCGGCAGACTCCGAAGGTCATAGCTGTAGCCCGCCTCGGCGCTCTGGGTCAGCATCTTCCGGAGTTCCCGGTTGGAGACCTTCAACAGTTTTTTGAGCCGCTTCTTGATCTCCCGCTGGGAGAGACCAAGCTCCTGGAGCTTCCAGGTCTCATACTGTGCCGTGGCCGTAAACTGCCCAGCCTTGGCCACTCGCTTGGCAAGGTCCTGAATCAGATAGTCCACGATGGGAGCCGTCAGCTCCTCGGCGGTGCCCCGCAGGGCGTCTATCTCGTCTGCCCGGAGCATTACTCATCTACCGGGGCGTCCTGCTCCGGCATATAGCGCTTCCGGATATACGCCAGGTCCGCTTCCGTCTCTCTCGGGAGGTCAAAATACCATCCAAGGGCAATCTCCGTTTTCAGCATACCAGCGGCCGCCATGGACTTGTACTCCTCCCAGGTCTTGTCCTCGTCGTAGAGAACGCCGTTGCCCCAAGAAATGGTGATGTCCTTCTCCTGGTCAATGGTACTCCCGGAGAATACCTTGTAGAGCCGCCCTAGGATCTCGCAGACCCGGACCGCCTCACGGGCGGCGCTCTCCCACATGCGCTGGAAGCCGATAATGGTGAGGTTATAACTGCCAGCACTGTCGGTGATTTGCGTTGCCGTTTTCTGCACGGTTTCAACGTTGGAAAGGAGGCCACGCTTCAAGCCCATCAGGCTTTCCGCACTGCGGAGGGAATCCATCTTTTTATCCAAGAAGCTCTGAACACGAAGCTCAGGAGAATAGACGGTAACTCCCACGGTCTCAGGGTCATCATCCAGCCCAACAAAGAGGTCATCGGACAGGCGCTTCCGCCCATCCGCTCCGGTTTTGAGAAGGTCCGCCGAGGCGAATACCCGGCTGCGGCCATTCTCAAGCTCCCGATCAAGCTGGGCCTCATTGCGATTGAGATTGTGGATAAGCCCAGCCGCCGAGGCAAAGATGCTGACGGCATCCGGGCTCCCGTCTACCGTGTTCTCCTGGGGGCACCGAACAGGGATAAGGCCGATGGAGCCGACCCCAGGGAGCACCAGCTCCGGCACAAGGCCAGCGTACTTCTCCAGGGTATCAAGCGGCACCTGCACGCCAAGGGTCTGCCCATCGCCGCTTAAATACAGCTTACTCTCGATGACCAGATTCCCAGTGGCATCTACCCGGCGGCGTTCCAGGAGGGTGTAGCTGTTGCGCCCCTCCACGGTACGCTCCGCCGTTCCGATGTCCGTGATCTCATCTCGCTCATTTCTCCCCAGCGGCAGATAACTGCCCCGGGGGATAACGGAAAACGCCAGGCCGGTTGTCCCGAAGACGGGTTTCAGGAAACTCTGCCCGCCAATGAGCGCCTGTTGCACAGCCTTACCCTTTACCCGGCCAAGCTCCAGCAGGATGCGCTTTGCGTCTTCATTATCGCTATCAGCCTGATATTCAGAGAAGACCGCACGGGTAATTGTCGATACCACCAGCACCGGAATTCTCTGGCAAGGGTCCTCTTCCGTAGTTGCTTCCGCCTGATAGTAGAGCTGCGCCCAGTCCCGAATAGCGGCCTGCATCTCAGCGGTGGTGATGTCCTTCACGCCGAAAGCCTGCTGGAAGTTATAAATTTTTCCCTGGTCAAACAGGGCGGAAAAGATGCTCACGGGCTGGACACCTCCTTGCAATGGATAACGATGCGCCCTTGACGGCGCTGGTTATCGTGGATTCCCTGGATATACGCCTCCAGGCGGTCAATCTCTTGCTCTTTGCACGCTAGGCGCTCCCGGAGCCTCCGGTTCTCCTCCAAGAGCTCATCCCGGCACCAGGCGGGGAGGAAGCGCTCAATAAGCCATCGTTTCAGCTTTCTCACTTGCCCCTCCTCTTCCAGATGCGGTTCGTGCCATAGCGCACGGCGTCGATATGGTGGTTTGCGACATCGGGATATCCCTCCATAACCTCGTTGGTCTTTGGGTCCCGCTCATACTCATACTCGGTGAACTCTCTGGCCGTGTCCGGGCAGCGGCCCGGGTCAATGACAATGGCCGTCAGGGATTGCAGCCACTTCATGGAATACGCTACACTGCCGGGGCCCTTTTCGGACGCCCGGCAGTTGAGCCCGAAGGCCTTATAGTCGCTGACGGATTTCTCCTCGGCGCTGTCCGCAATGACGAGCTCATCCTGCGGGATGAGCTCCATCAGCAGGGCGGCGGTGTCCTGGTTGCTGGTGCGGTGCCGGGTCAGCTCGGAGAACAGGTAGAGCGTCCGCCTTGCGGCATCGTAGTGCATCCGGTTCCACGCCCAGGGGTCAGGGTACCAGCCCCAGTCCACGCCGTTTGTAATGCGGTCGAACTGCGAAATTTCCTCGTCCGAGATGTCCCGGAGCTGCAGATTCTCAAAGACCTGCGTCCCGCTACCCACGACCTCTCCCAGATATTCGTGCCGGTAGGCGGTGGGATTGGTAGCTTGCAGATGCTCGGCATCCGCCAGGAAGCGAGGCCCCAGCCATTCCGGTGGGGTAGTCAGGTAAGTGCTGTGATGCACCAGCTTCCCTGGCTTCTCCTCCAGAGCATAGCGGTTGGCCCAGTTCCGGGCCATCGCGGGAGGGTTGAAGGATTTAAAGGTCATGCTGAACGAGCCGCCTCGCAATGTGGACTGCTCCACGTTGCGGATTTGTTCCGGCCCGTCAAACTGGTCCAGCTCCTCGAACCAGTCCACGCCGATATAGCCGAACGGAACTTTGATGGACTTTACCTTGCCAGGATCGTCCATTCCGAAGAACATGATCTTCTGCCCGGTGGGGATGTAGACACATTCCATCGGGCTTACCGTGCAGCGGAATTTCCTGGTCAGCCCCAGCTGCGCAATCGCCCATACGATCTGAGCGTAAACCGTAGTTCGAAGGGTGTTGCCGTACTTGCGGAAGACACAGGCGTGAATCTGCGGGTTCTTCAGGATCAGCAGCACCAGTTCCACAGATATCCAAGAAGATTTCGTGGAGGCTCTGCCGCCCTTTGATACGACCTCGCTGACCTCATGGGCTTTGACAGCCTTGTGCGGCTCCACAAAAGCCGGGGAGATGATGTCGGAAAGCCTACAGGTCGTCAATGATCCGCACCCCTCCCTGGTCCTCTCCGGCGACATCACCAAGCAGATCGACAATGATTTTGGCCGCCTTAGCATCGCCCAGAGTTGCCGCCTCGGTTAGTCCGATAATCATTGCCATTTGATTGTCCACGTCCTCCGGGTCCACGCCCTTGCGGGCTATCTTGTTCCACCTTCGCCGGTCGGAAACCGGCAGAGAGAGGTACAGGTCCGCCGCTTCCCGGAGGCTGCGCTTGCGGCGGCGTGCCGCACCGGAGGCGATGCCGCCCGCTGTCCGTATTGCTTTCTGCTCGGCCTCTGTTCGCCGGTCGAACGGGATAAGATTCTTCTCACCGGACACGTCACCCACCTCTCTCACCCAATTTTTGCCGCTGGCCCCCCGCCCCTCGGCCTGATTACGGCAGACATTACCCACCCCGAAGGGCACCATAGAAGAAGCCGCACGGGATTGAACCGTGCCCAGGCCCAGCACACCAGGGAGCTTCATAGGCCCTGGGAAGCGGCCGGAGGACGAACCGCCTCCCAGGGAACAGGAAGGAGAACAAGGAAAGCAGAGAAGCCACTACAGCTCCCCTGCTTTTCTCAGTCTACAGAATAACACACCTGGAATGTATCATTCTATCCCATCTTGCTCCGGATGCAGATTTTCCAGGGCTCTTCCGTGGATGCGCCAAACCTGCATCCGCTCATAGCCCATTTCCAGCGATACCCGCTCCCAAGTCATGCCTTCCAGATACCGCAGGCGGAGGCAGCGTTTCTGCTCTGAACTGTCGAGTGCATCTATCCGGCACTCGATCTCTTTACGGAAGGATACCAGCTCTACCGCTTTGGCACCGAGTTCCGCTTCCAGCTCGGAGAGCTTGTCCACACAGGATTCCATCCGGTCTGATACTCCGCCGCCAGAGCGAGGCATCCCACGGTAGTTTGCGGTCATCTTCGTCATCGTGGACAGGATGCGCTCCCGCTCCCTGAGAAGGTCCTCGATATCATGCCCTGCCTGCCGGTATTGCTGCAGCCATGCTTTTTTCTCCTGGTTTGTCACACTTCCCCTCCCTAAGCCTTCTGCTTCTCTATTACCCATCATCACAGGCCCCCTCACCCTCTCCATCCCCCCTACCCCCCTTCCTCTCCCGCTCCCCCAGCGGGCAGACCATTTTCGTGAGGTCACGAAAATGATGCTCCGTGCGCCTTTTTGTACCGGTTGGCCGGCAGATTGTTCTTCTTCCGCCATGCCCATACGGTGTTGACATTGCATCCGACCTTTTCCGCAACTACCCTATCCGTGAGCCCTTGCAGATACAGCTTGTAGATCAGCCTATAGTCGATTTTCGCAACAGCGGGGGCCAGCCTCCATGTCTCAATGGTGGGCTTCTTCCGACGCCCTGGCTCAAAGAATGCGCAGTTCTCCACAGGTGAGACGGTCTTATACTCCGTTCCATCCGCCCGGACTGCTGTCACGATTTTGCAGTGCCCTGTGTTCTGCTGATAATCACAGCGGTCAATATGGCCCTCGGCACTGCGGTGGACGCACCTTTTGCATTTAATCGCCATAGTACGCCTCCATATACGCCAGGACATTGGAGGCATAGGCGCTTTTCCCAGGCTTTCCGCTGTTGTAAGCCGTCAGTGCCTTTTCCAGCGGATATTTCCCCAGGAGCTCCGCCAGATAATCGCAGCCCACCCGGAAATTGCCGTAGGGGTCCGTTAGGTCCGTCACGCCCAAGCGGGCCATCCGGTCCTCGTGCCAGCGCCGCTGTACCTGCATATAGCCTACGCTGCGCCCATCGTCGCCCGTGACATTGCGAAACTCCGTCTCCTGCCGGATCACGGCCAGGGCCAGCTCATAGGGGATCCCGGTCTCCTCGCAAGCCGCCCGAAGAAATGCTTGGGTATCGCCGTCGAGCGGCACATCCTCCCGGAAGTATCCGGATGCGTAAAGCGCCGCTTCGATGTACTCGTTCTCAGAATCCTCCTCGGGCTCTGCCTCAATCGCATATTCCGTGCGTTCCTCCGCCTCTTCCGTGTGATTTTCCGTGCGTTCCGTTTCTTCAGCGGCTTTGGCGGGCCAGAAAAGCAACAGACCCACCACAAACACAATCCATACGATGTATGCTATCTCCCAAACATTTCGTTTCATTTTTTCGCCAGCCTTTCCATGGCATGCCGGATTACATCGCCGCCGTAGGAATTTTTAGTAAGCTCCAAAAACTCTTCCAGCGTCATGGCTCCGTTCTCCACGTCGATCCCGTGATCTTTGGCAAACGCTTTCCGCCCCATATCGCAGCTCCCGGTAAGGCGATGATGCCACTCATAAAAATGCTGGTTGGGATATTTCTTCCTGCACTCGGTTTCAGCCAAAAAAGCGCTGATTCTTTCCTCTTCCGGCATATCCTCAAAGAGCTTATCCCGCAAGGCTTCCATTGCTCCCCGAAGCGTTTCCCCGTGGGCGAAAAGATTATCCTGCTTTACCACGTAGCACGGAGTAAGTGTTAAGTTGCCATTGAGAATTGCCCCGTGAGCGACGTTCCCGCGGATGGAGTAGATCAACGTGGGCATTCCATCAATTTGATAGACGTTTTTGCCATCAAATACATGTACGCCGTAGCCGGAGCCGTCGCCGTAGCCGTCGCCGGAGCCGTCGCCGTAGCCGTAGCTGTAGCCGGAGCCGTAGCCGTAGCCGTCG